CTAATACTGGCATTTTATCTCCTTTTATTCTTCTGGTTCTTCAGGTGTATCTGTTGGCTCTGCATTATAAGAATCTGTAACTTCATTTGGATCTGAACCTTCTAATTCTTCTGGATCACTATATTGGTCTTTTTCTGTATCAGTCATATCTGGATCTTCTGACTGTTCAAACTTGTAACTATCTGGATCTTGCCAAGTTCCAGGCATAACACCTAACATACAAGGAAATTGGCCACTTTCTCCGTCCATAAAGAATCCTAATATCCAATCGCCTAACATTGGTGCCGAAAAATGTTTTGAGTGATTGATTGGATATACAGCTTGAGCCCAAGGCAATTCTTTTGTTGGTATTTCTTTACCATACCAACCAAATATTCTAACTTGACAACGACCCAAACCCAATGGATCTACTCGGTTTTCTACTGCACCAACCCACCAAACAAAACCATTTAATCCAGCAAAGTTATTAACCGCTTTTGTCATTTCATCCTCATTCCAAAGTACCTGTAGCAGAAGCATACTTTGTAGGTACACTATCTTTTGCCAATTCTAATACAGTTTTATATTCATTCATTGTAATCATATGTCTTACTGCTGTAATTAAGTATTTGCCAGAATAATATGCATCAGGTGTTTTTGATTCTGGTGTCAAAGATAATAAAGAAAAATTCAAAGTTTGACCAACAGTCAATGCAGGATCTCCAGGCACAGATATTTTTATTCTGATATAGTTTGTTAATGATAGTTGTGCTGTTCTATATGGTATAAAAGTTTCAGCAAAAATATCAGCACCAACAGCTGGCGAATCTACTGTGCCACCTTCAACTTCTTCATCTTCAGGATCACGTCCTTCTTTTTCTATATATTCTACAATTTTTTGATTAAAATTAGAAAATGCTAATTTATATACAGCTTTTGAAGTATCTGTTAATTTGTCACCATATATGTTTGAATAATCATTTATAATTGGTGATCTATTTAAAGATTTTGATTTTTTTTCATAAGCCATATAATCAAACTCTGTAGTTTTTAATCGTCTAGTTAAAACATCAATAGACAACAAATGATTTGCAAACACACCAGAGTTTATACCATGTAATGTATCAAACGAATTTAATATTTCATATGTTGTAACGTTGTAAACATTACTGTGCATGTTCTTTTCATCAGTATTTTTTGGATTGTAACTATAATTATAATATGGTGGTTGAGTCATTAACTTTTGTAATGACTTAAAGTTGAATCCATGTTTGTTTTCAAAAAATACCATGTCAGCACCAGGAACACCTGCAGATGGTCGAGCATAATTTGACATCCAATTGATTGCATCAAATGGTTTTAAAGTAGGCACAACAAAATCATACACACCATACGTTTCATCTATCTCCATTTTATCATCAGATATGCCTAATTCATAACTAAGTATATCATACACATTATCTGATATGGTAGATTGTGGATAAGATTTACATATTTTATACTGTTCAGACATTAACATTTCTTCAGAACAAAAATACAAACAATATGACTCGGTGTACATATTGTTTTCTAATTTTCTCTTATCAACTTTATATACTCTAAATGTTTTATCAACCTCAGATTGGCCATTAACTTTAGCAAAAGTCATTTTTAAAAATTCAGTACCATTCATACTGAGTAATTCAATGTATCCCATAGAATCAGCAACCATTACATAACCTGATGCCGTGTTGTTGAATATATCTTCATGGTATGACAGTTCAACCATGATGTTTTTCAAATCCATATTTTGTACGGAATTGACCAACAATAAATTGACTAGAGCATAGTCCTTAGGATATAGAATACCTGCCATGGTTTACCGACTCATCAATTGTTTAAATTGGTTTTCTATTTGTGGTGCGTAGATGTTATTAATTAAATATATGTTTCTTTTTCTTTCATTCAATTCTACTTCATAATCATAGATACTCAAAGCTTTTATAGCAATACTTCTTTGTACAACTGCACCGTTTGGAAAGTTCTGTGTTATTGTTTCTGGTATAGTTGAATTGTATTCTGATTCATCAATAATCATAGTTCGTTGACTCTTACCACCCTCACTATTGTTCGTACCAAATATTTTTTGATGATACTTTACAGTTTGTTGTGCATATGATATAACACTTGATACATTGGCTGTGTTGGCTGCATCTGCATACTTATCTTGAATGTATATTTTTAATTGTTGTGAGGTCAAAGGCCATTGCCATTGTGGATCTATTATCTGATTAGCATATAATACTAACCAATGTCTATTAACATCACCATAATATTTGCTTGCAACAATTTCTGGTGTATCACCTTCTTGTATATCATATGAATAAAACAATAAAGGATTAGTCAACAAAGATGGAATAATTGCTGTTCTTGCCATCAAGTTGGTTGCCAATACAGCATTGTTTTTATAATCTGTGGTGGCTATTTTAGGAAAGTTTTGAAAATATAACATTATCTTAAACCTCCTTCAACACCATAATAACCTTTTTGTATTTTGCCTTTATCTAATATCTCTGTTTCTTTGAATGTCATTGTGAGTGTCGATTGAACTGGTGCACCATCATCATACGAAGCCCAACCATTTGGTGCAAAATTAACATCGATGTCGGATAAAACACAACTACCATATTTTGGTAAAAATGGATTTTCTTTACCATCAATCATGAATTCAACATTAAAGATTGAAGGTGGTACCAAATACATTGAGTCGGAAGAAACTTCTTTAGCAGATATTAATGTTGGTGCAAAATGATATTTGAATAAATTTATAATATAGTTTACTTCATTTGCTTCACCTTGAGAGTTTGGTGTGAACACAAATGATAACTGAAAATTTCTTAAACCAATACCACGATAAATCATTTGTAACTGTGGATTAATGGCATAACCTTGACCTTTTAACAACACATCTTCTAATGCTCCTCCATTTACACCAAAGCCTGCTTTATTAGCTAAAGCAGCGCCACCCCGTGTAATTAAAGATATGGCGGCTGGATCTGTGCCTGCTATATTACCGGCTTGTTTTAGTGCTGATCCAACACCACCAAGACCTCCGCCACCAGATTTATACGATTCTACAATGGACTTTGCTGGCCCAGCCAACTGGTCAATTGTTCTGAGTGTGTTTATTCCCGAACCCAAATCTGTGAGTTTTAATTCATCATACGAAGCATTGTATTGTGCATTGAGTGTATCTGGCATATACAATGAAACAAAAGCCTTTGGCTGAGTTCTTGTTGGTGATATTTTTAAACCTTTCGATATTGTGGCACCAAAATCACCTAAAAATCCACCCGAACCAGAATCTTCAGATAACTCAAACAATCCTGTGCTCGATTCTGTCCAGGAGCTTTCATCACCAGACATAGAACCAGCTTCTTGAGCTATACCACCAAATCCAGGTAAACCAACAGAATCACCCTCAATTAAATTTTCATTAAGTGGTACTTGGCCACCACCACTATAACTTGCAGGTATAATTTCTGATATCGAAAATTGAACGTAGTGGGATTTTGATGGACTGGTTGCTAAATCTGAAGGATATTTGTATGTTTTAACTCCAAGACCGCCGTATAATAAAGCTAGTGGACTATTTGGGTTAAATAGACCTGATGGTATCGATACACCAGCTACGGATGTTGGAATGGATAAGATAGCCATTGATTCCTCTAAAAAAGTTATACATAGTATTTATGGCATATTCTGGACGATTTACACCTAAAAACCCTCAAAAGTATGTTGGGGATGCAAATAACATCATTTACCGGTCCTCATGGGAATGTAAGGTAATGTCTTGGCTCGACAGAAACGATAACATTGTTTCTTGGGCTTCTGAAGAATTGATTATTCCTTATATATCTCCCGTAGACGGAAAAAGGCACCGATACTTTCCTGATTTTTTGGTTAAAATCAAAACGAGAGATGGTCTCTTAAAAACTATGATACTAGAAGTTAAACCTAAAAAACAAACTCAACGACCAGAACATAGAAAAAGAGTCACGAAACAGTATATCAACGAGGTGACCACTTGGGGGGTCAATCAAGCTAAATGGAAGGCGGCTACCGAGTTTTGTTTGGATCGTGGTTGGGAGTTCAAATTACTGACTGAAGATCATCTGGGAATCAACTAAATAATCAAATGGTATCTAAACTTACAACACTAGCAAATCAAAAGTCATCTGCTGAAATTCAAACGATGTCGAAAGACTCTTTGAAATGGATGAAATCAAAGATTTCGGATTTAGTAAATCCAGCAAATGTTCGAGCAGCTATTAACCGTGAAGAATTTAGACAAAAGAATACCTTTGGTTTAGGTGGATTATATTGTTTTTATTATAATCCAATTGGTAAAAAAGATTTACCTTATATGATAAATTTCCTTTGGTATTGGTATTGGAGAAATATTCTGATGGTATTTTGGGACTTAACTTACATTATTTACCATTACAGTACAGACTGGCATTTTTAGGGAAACTCATGGATTTCGCTGTCCTTGACAGAAAAGATGATATTAAGAAGATGAGAGTCACCTATGAAATTCTTGGCGCCTCCAAGCGGTTTAAAGAGTTTCGGCCATGTCTTAAAAAGTATTTGTATGGTCAAATTCAGTCTAAATTACTTGCCATACAGCCAAATGAATGGGACATTGCGGCATATTTACCTATTCATATGTTTGCCAAAGCACAGCCAGCCACAGTCTGGCAAGAATCATTAGATCAAATAAGGAAATAGTTAAATGGCCATTTTCGATAACCTATTTGGTAATATCGGCCTTTTTGGTAACGAACCAGGTACCAGCGGTAGCATCAGTGACTTTAAATCGAGCTTTGTCACCGATGTGGCAAGACCTAATAAATTTGATGTAGAAATACCTGTACCCATTACATTGATACCTTTTAGAGGTATGTCAAGAATATTAAAGATGCGTTGTGAGAATGCAGAACTGCCTAGCAGAACATTTGCTACAGCAGACAGAAAAATAGGATCAAATCCTGTTGAAAAGTTTCCGTATCAGCCAACATACAATGATACAACATTAACTTTTATTGTTAGTGATGATATGAATGAAAGAATATTCTTTGATACATGGCAAGAATTTATAAATCCAACGTATTCTTTTAATTTTACATATAAAACAGATTATGTTTCAAATATTACAATAAATCAATATGATGTAGAAAATGATAAAAGTTATTCTGTAACATTGATTGATGCTTATCCAATTTCTGTCAATCAATTAGACTTAGATTGGTCTGCTGATGGTCACCACAAATTAACAGTAGTATTTGCCTATTCTTACTGGATGAATAATTCAGTACAAGCACTAGGCACTTCTTTATTGTTAAGTGTTATATCAAGAATCACTGCTGCTTTGGGTGGCATTGGTTCACTTGGCACATTTGGTGATGAAGCAGATTTAAGTAATCCATTTACAACAATTGGAAATGACAACACCGGTCGAAGCGGTTATGATGGTTATGATGATTCAGGATCATCATGGTTTGGTGGAACGGACGATTATGTATCGGAAGAAGCACCATATCCTTTAGAATATGAATCTGGCCAAGATTATTATGAAGAAACTGGACCATTTCAATATTCTGAATGGGATGGTTATTAATATTTTTTTAGAGGAGTGATAATAAAATGGCTTTACCAAAAATTGATGCACCAGTATA